CTGATAGATTTTCTATGAGCCAAACTGTTGCTATAGATACTATGAAAAAACTCAAAACAGCTTCACAAGAGGTGTATGGTAGTTATGAAGATTTGACTATGGTATTTCAACAAGCTATAGGTCACTCTTTGAAAATGGGTGATTCTTTTGGTAGTAGTGTAGATGAGATAGCTGATAAAACCATACAAATATCAAAATCTATGATGTCAATTGCAGGTGCTATTGGTATGCAACCAGATAGGGTCAAAGAAGAGATACGAAGTATGTTTACAGGGACTGTAACAACTGATTCTCTTATAGCTACTATGATTTTTGGAAGTCCATCAGAAGCAAATAATGCACTCAAACAAGCCAAAGAACGAGGCAAAAATGGTGTAAGTGATATGATGCTTGGAGTATTAGAATCATTTAAAGTTTTAGAGGGGCTTCACACTTACGAAATCCAACTCGATAAAATGCTAGGTGCTTATACAAATCTTATGAAAGAGATGGCAGAGCCTATTTTCTCTGATTTGACTACTTTATTTTCAGATATTGCACTCACCATGGAGCCTGAAAAGATAAAAGAGATGGTGGCTGGATTTAAAGACTTTTATGAGATATTTAAAACAGTTGGAAGCTATGCTTTAGTTGTAGCTGAAAATATAGATAAAGTTGCATTGGCTTTTGTTGCTTGGAAATATCAAAAAGATATTATGGATGGTATATCAAAGGGGATGAGTGGTATGGCTGCAAATGCAACTATAGCACAAAAGGCAGCTACAGGACTTGGAGCTGGTGTATATTATACAGCTCAAATGTCATCAAAAGCAGCGGAAGCTATGCTAAATGTAAACTCATCTACAAATCTTGGTGCTATAGCTATGGATAAGATGAGAAGTGCTACTAAAGGACTTGGTGGAGCATTAAAAACACTTGCTATGACAAATGCACCACTTATAGCACTTACAGTTACTATGTCAGCTTATGAACTACTTATTGATAGTCAGATAAAAAAACAAAACAAACTTCATGACATCTACAACAGAGGAATAGATGATATAAAAAAACTTACAGCTGCTCAATCACAATCGGCTTTACTTTTAAATGCAGACCAAATACAAAAGAAAAAAGAAGAATTACAAACAGCATCTACGGAAGCTAAAGTTACAAAATACGGCACAGCTTTTCGTTCAAAAGGAACGGCAAGAGAAATAACAGATGCAGAAGCAGAAGTAAATAGATTAGAAGCTGAACTAAAAAATCTTGAAGCTTGGGGTATATTGTATGAAAAACAATTAAAAGGTGTTTTAAATCTTCAAACAAAAGTAAATGATATTAAAAATGGCAAAGGTGGAAGTGGTGCTGGTGCTGGAAAACTTGATACAAAATCTGGTGCTTTAGCAAGTATCGCAGAATATTACGATGAAGTTGTAGGCAAATCAAAATCACAACTTGATCAATATCAAGACACTCTAAAAGAAGTGATAGAAAAAGAAAAATTACTTCACAAAGATATAGAAAAAACAAATAAAGCAATCCTTGACCAAAAAAACAAAAAAAACAAAGCTATGCTTCAAGAAGAGTTGAAAAATCTTAAAGATGGTGTGCGAAAAGTACATGAAATAAAATTAAAACTTAATGCAGATATAGCTACAGAACAAAAAAACGATAAGAAAAAGCAAGATACAGAAGAGATAAAAAAAGAAAAAGATAAGTATGAACTACAGATACAACTTGGAAAAGAGAATTTGGCATTTCAAAAATTGGCTATTACAGAAGAGTTAAATATAAATGATTTTAAATTAAATTCTATTCAACAAGCAGAAAATGAAAATTATAAACTTGAATTAAAACAATTAGAAGATAATTTAGCAAAAGCAAAAAACATAGAAGATAAATATTTGAGAGATGTAGAAGTTAGTGAAGCTAAAACAAAAATATGGGATAAAGAGAGGGAACATCTTGAATGGATCAGAGATGTAAAAGAAGATATACTCAAAGCAGATGAAAAACAACTTGACATCATAAGACAACAAGCAAATGCTATGGTAAAACAAGCTGGAAAAGATTTTGGATATATTACAAATGATGTATCTACTAGCAATTATGGTGAGTTGAAAAGTAAAAAATCACAGATAGCAAAAGATTATGTTGCAGGTATGAAACCATTAGCTGAAAGCATAAAAGAAAAGTTTACACTTGAAGAGCAAAAGAATATTATCAACGAATACAAAGATAAATATATTGATGCAATCAACAAAATAGATGAAGAACTCAAAAAAATAGGAGATGTTGAGTTAAATATTAACATCAAAGGATTTGACACTATATCAAATGGTATAGCTGGGATTGTAAATGCTTATGGGGATTTAACAAGTCAAACAGATAAATATTCTAAAGATATGAAACGAGCAAATGGAGATACTGTTACTCAAAATAAACTATCTCTTAATTATGCTTCAAATACAGTTGGTGCTTATGCAAATATGACTGGTGCTATTGCTAGTTTTTATGATGAAAATAGCACACAAGCAAAAAAACTTATGGAAATGCAAAAAGTTATGTTTGTTGCTCAAATGGCTATGGAGATACAAAAACAGTTCGCTTATGGAACTACAGCACTTGCATCTTCTCTTACTCTTCCTCCACCTGCTAGTTTTGCTGCTTATGCTGCGACAGCTGCTATGTTGGCATCACTTGGTATAGTTGTAGGTGGTATGATAAGTGGTGGAGATAAACAATCTTATAGCTACGATACTCTATCTGCTATGGCTGATAACAAAGGTACAGGTACAGTTTTAGGAGATATAGAAGCTGGAAGCAATAGCATAAAAAATAGTCTTGAGATACTTTCTGATTTTGCTAAACCTGAATACAATCTAACTTCACAAATGGCAAAAAGCTTAGAGAGTATAGACAATAAAATCGGAGGCGTAACCACGATGTTATTACGAAATGCTGGATATGCTCTTGGAGATGGATATACTGGTGGATATGATACAGGGTACAGTAATAATTTTTCAATAAGCCAAAATGGAGCATCAATAGGTACACTTGGTGGAGTTTATGCAGCAGGTGCAACAACAGGTGGAGTTGCAACAGCATTTACAGCAGCAGCACAAACAGCACTTCCTTATATTGCAGCTGGTATGGTTGCTGATAAACTACTTTTTGATGGTGCTATAATGGGAGGAATAACATCACTCACAAATAAAGTTTTAGGTGGAGTTTTTGGAAAATCATCTACATCACAATCACTTACAGATGCAGGGCTTATCTTTGGAAATCAACTTATTACAACAGCAAAAGAAGATTTTGAGGGAAGTGCTTACCAAACTATAGCTACAACTGTAACAAAAAAATCTTGGTTTAGTAAGTCTAAAAAAACATCTTATACAACAGCAACACAGGATATGGATGAAGAGATAAGAAATCAATTTGAGCTTATCGTTAATGGTATGTATGAAAGTGTTTTAGGTACAGCTGATATGCTTGATGGTTCGCAAGAAGATTTGATAAGTAGATTAGCTGATTTTGAAGTGAAGCTTGGAAAAATATCTCTTAAAGGCTTGTCTGGGGAAGAGATGCAAGAAAAACTATCAAATGTATTTGGTAAAACAATGGATGAGATAGTTACGGAAGCTTATGCGGTACAAGATTTTATGTATGCTGATTTTGATAAAAAGCTTAGTGATTATCAAGATATAAGAACAAAAAAAGGTAAAGTTTCTAAATCAGCACAACAACAGCTAGAAGAAGCTCAAGCAGCTTATGACAAAGCTAAATCAGATGCACACACAGCTTGGTTAGATACAACGAAAACAACACTTGATGGTTTCCGAAAAGCTGGTGAAACTATATCTGAAACACTTATGCGAGTAAGTACAGGTATGCAAGAAGCAGAATACTATATAAAAAGACTTGGTTATCAGTACGATGAAACAGATTACAAAGACATCATTAACCAACAAGGAGATGCAGGTGCAGAAGCATTAAGACAATCACTTCTTAGATATGAAAAAATATTTTATAACAACTCAACAGGGATAGATGAGATAGTAAATATACTAAGTGGTACAGCAGAAGATATTTATGAAACCATTACACCACTTTATAAAGTTAGAGAGCAACTTAGATATTTGGGATTTGATATAAATGGTATCACTTTGAGCATGATTAGTGGTGCTGGTGGAGTTGATGCCTTATCAAGTGCTATGGATGATTATTTTGATAAATTTTTAAATCCTCAAGAACAACTTACATCTCAAATAATAACATTACAAGATGAATTTGCAAAGCTTGGCTTATCTATTCCTAGAAGTAAACAAGGTTTTAAAGACTTAGTTGCTAGTATAGATACAACAACAGAAAGTGGGCAAGATTTGTTTGGAAGAGTTATATTACTTGGTGATGCTTTTGATGAAGCATTTGGTAGTTCAGATAAAAACATACTATCTTGGAAAAATTCATTCAAAACTGAAAGAGAGTTAGCCAATGATTTAGCGATTTCTATTGGTGTTGATTTAGCAACATCATTAGAATCTTTAGACACACTATTTAATATTATGTCAAATGATTCCAATGGATTAACAAATGCAGAACTTGAACTTTTAGAAATAAATAAGTCTCTTATAAATAGCGAAACTGAACTTGCAAAAACTAGAAAAGATGAAGCAATTAAATCAATACAAACACTATCAGATGTATTTGGAAATCTTGGAGACACGATAGAAGAAACGATAAATAATCTTCTTGGAAATACAAAAGATGCTAAAAATCAAGATATTTTGATAGCTAAATTTTGGGAAAAGAAAGGAGAACTTGATAGGTTACTTATAAAAAATGGTGATTTGACACTAGCAGAACAAACAAGCTTAGAAAAAATAGTAGGAGATATAAACTCACTTTCTATGAATATTCAAGGTGCTAGTGAATATGACAATACAGCTATAACAAACAGTCTTGTTGCACAACTTGAAAATATCAAAACAGAACTAGACCTTGATAATACTATTTTAAAAACAAGGATAGTAGATGCAAATGGAAATGACATAAAAGTTTCTACAGATGGTGTATTGACAGCTTTTGCAAATGCTATGGCTAGTTATACAGGGGTGCAACTTCCATCTTTAGCAATAAATGGGTCGCACTACAATGGTTTAGCAAATGTACCATTTGATGGATATATAGCTGAACTTCATAAAAACGAAAGAGTTTTAACATCAAACGAAAATACAAACTATACAAGAAATATAACATCAAATATAAGTGCAAATAGTCTATCAAACGATGATGTAATAGCAGAGCTACGAAAAATGTCAGCACGACTTGAGAGCATAGAAAAAAGTACAAAAATATCATCAAATGTACTCAACGAATCACAATACGGACAAAGAACTATGAAAGTGGAGCTTGTATCTTGAAAAAGTTAGTGATATTTGATAAAAATTTAGGTAAAATAACCAAAATAAAAATATGGAACGATAAGATATGAGACATTTTACACCACAAGATTTGGTTATCACAAATAGTAGCATACCTCTTCATACTGATGAGTTTGGTACTGTATATCCTACTTGGTCGATAAGTGGTACATATCCTGTAGGAAAAGTAGTATCTCGTAATGGTTCACTCTATCAAGCAAATACAAATATATATCCACTTGCAACTTATAGCTGGAACGATATAGCAAATGGAACTACACCTATAACTATAAGACTTGCAGATGGTGTTACTATGACACCTACAGCAGTACCATGTGTGAAAGATGCTACGGTAGTATATGTGATAGATACTTGGAAAGATACTACAAATGTCGCAAAAGGTAAATATTGGATATATACTGGTACAAGTGGAAATGTTGATTTTACTACTATAAATGTCACAAGTCCTGCAAATTTTACACAAATACTAAACTACTCTAATGTAAAAAATGAGCCACTCGGAGATGGTACTATTTTTTGGAAATACCTAGGTCGTACAAATAGGTTAAAAGTAAGCGATAAATCTTTTAACAGTCAAGCCATAGTTCACAATGTAACAGAAGTATGGTGGGAGTTTGATATAAAAAATTCAAACAAAGTGGTACTTTTCAATCTTGAAGCATATAGTGCTAAGATAATATGCTACACGACAGACATAAACAATCCGTTTTATGAAAATACTATTGATAGTTTGCTTGATACTTCTAGTATAGTGGATTGGAGAACATTGAGTGTATATGAGAAAACATATACAAAGAATGCAGATTGGACGATACCGTTTTTTACAGGAACTATAAAGTGCAGGGTGTATCTTATGAGTAGCTCTCCAACTACACTAAAACTTGGAGAGATACTTTACGGACAGATGCAAAAGCAAGGTGTGACACTATCAAAAGTGCCTATACAAGTAAAATCAAGTGGAAAAATAGTAGAAAAAGAAAATGGAGATGTGGTACTTGAAGATGAGGGGGATATCACAAAAGTTTATACTATATTTGATTTTTCACTTAAATTTGAAAGTATGCAACTTGACTATATCATCGACCAATGTACAAAAATCATAAATAAGAGACTTGTGGTCAGTGCAGAAGATAGCGATGAGCCAAAATATCGCTCACTTGTGGTGTATGGCTTCATAAGAGATGCAAGTCCATCTTTTGATAGTAGCAATACAAAATCAGATATACAAATTCAATTACAAAGGTTTAACTAATGGCAATACGAAAAATAGACACTACAATACAAACATTTAGTGTAACTCCATCGCTTTATACTGATACATTTCCAGAAGATATAGATGTATATAATACGGAGTTGCCATCAAGGATAGCTTCTCAAAATGCTATGAGTATAGAGATGAATGAGATGGCTTCTGATATGGATAGTGTAGCTATCAATGTAGATACAAGTGCAAATATGGCAATAAGTGCTAAGGAAGAGGCTGTTAATGCTAAAACCGAAGCTGTTAATGCAAAAAATGCTATACTTGGATATGTTGTACCAACGAATGCAACTTATTCGCCTACAACAATAGAAGAAAAAATAAGAATGTCAATAGTTTTAGCACTCACAAGTGCAATTTAATAAGAAAGGAAAAATACAATGAGTTTAAAAAGTAATGTTTTTGAAAAATTAGACAATGCGGTGCAAAATGCAGACCCGCTTACAGTAGATGGGGTGCAAATTTTAGCATTAGCTGCAAGTGCAGTAAAAAATCTAAATGAGGGTACAGATGTAGAAGATGATGTATATCTTTTAGGAAATGTTGGAGAGATTGGTTTCGGTGTTGCAACTGCAAAACCTGAACACTATGAGCCACTTGGGCTTATTCCTCTTAGTGGTCACGATGATATTTTATCTTCAAACTATGGTAACTATTTACATATTTTTAGCGGTTCGCAAATGGTATTTGTTCCGAAACACTGGTACAAAGAGGTAAACAATACCCCGTACTTTAGCGATAGAGCGATAGCTGGATATGTACTTGATAGAAGTTTTATCAATAAAGGTCTTGAAATAGATGGTGTATTTGTACATAAATTTGGTGGAACAAATAACAACGGTGTATTTAGTTCTCAAAGAGGGAAAGACCCTATGAGTACAAACTCAGCTCACAATCCAATAGGAAGCTTATCAAATGCTCCAACAAATACTTATGGTGGACTTTATAAAGCTGTTAAGTCTATGAGTAGTGAAGCATTTTTAGAGCCTGTATATGTTCGTAAAATGCTTTCAAGAATAGCAAGAGGTCAAGGACAATTCGCAACTTCTACAACTGCATGTGCTTACATAGATGTAAATCCAAAAATGCCAAAAGGAAACTTGAACAATGCTTTAAAAGACTACAACGATGCTAGTGTAACTTTTGTGGCAAGTGGATATGCAAACTGTGCATTAACTGGAAGTGGTAGTGACTTTGCTAAAACAACACACAACGGGCAAGATAGTGGAATAGCTGATATTTGTGGGAATATGTGGAATGTCGTAAGTGGATTTATCAGAATGGATGCTAATGGTTTCCTTGTATTAAAAGAATCTACAGATATCAGAACTATCGCAGATGATGGAACTGGTGCAACTGGTGCTTACAATGTAGCCTTATATGATGTGATAGATATAAGCGATGTTGTATTTGACAATAGTGGATGGACTTATCTTGGAAATGGAACAAATCAAGTATTTGGTTTCTCTACGGATAGAACATCGGCTACCTACAAAAAAACTTCTGTTGGTATTCCACTTGTTACAGGTGTAAGTGGTGCTGGAACTACACAGTTTGGGAATGATGGATTATACAGATATCTAAGAAATGAAATGTCTTGCTTAGTCGGTGGCGATTGGAGTAGCTCTTCTGATGCTGGGGCTGATGCTGTGACTTTGAACTTTTACCGTACTTACTCGTACAACAGTGTGGGTGGTCGTGCCTGTTTGTATCCTCGTCATTAGTGAACGATAGTGAACGGTAAAGGGAAACAAAGTGGGAATTCATAGTGAAGCTATCTTAAATCGCAAATATGTAGAGATGATTAAGTTACTTAATATTTATCTTAATCATTTTCCACGATTTGAAAAATATGCACTTTGTAACACTATCAGAACCACAGCTTATGAGGTGTATGACTTGATTACAGAGTGTCAAAAAAGATACTTCAAAAAAACAACACTTAGTGAACTCGATATCGCTCACGAAAAACTACGAATGCAAATCCATTTGGCTAATGAGCTGGATTATTTTAATTTTAAGGATGGTAAATATGACAAAAATATTGATGCTTCAAAAAGATTTTTGGCAATATCAAAGCTCATAGATGAGTTAGGAAAAATAATAGGTGCTTGGATAAATAAACTAAGAGACATGGGAAATTTCAAGTGAAAGATATAGGGCAACATAGCAATATGAATAATGTGGGCTTGTCTTGCATAGTCGGTGGCAATTGGAGTAACTCTTCTAATGCTGGGGCTGATGCTATGAATTTGAACAATAACCGTACTAACTCGAACAACAATGTGGGTGGTCGTGACTGTATTTCCATACCTGAAACTACAATGGTAGATACTGGAGATAGAGGGGTATGTTGTCCTGCTATAAGCGAAATCAAAATGGAAAGTAATCTTTTGAGTAACTTTGATGTTGAAAATCAGATGAAATCACAAAAAAGTAAAAGAGTAGGATATCTCTTTGAGAGAGCATTTACAAAAGAAAATCTTTATCTTGCTTATGTGGATGCAAGAAGAGGGAAAAGAAAAAAAAGAGCAACACTCAACTTTGAAAAAAGACTTGGTGCTGAAATAGACTCACTCCATAATGAACTTCATAGTGGAACATATAGAGCAAGACCATATAGTCAATTTACTATCTATGAGCCAAAAGAGAGAGTTATCAATGCTCCAGCATTTCGTGACCTTGTAGTGCAACATGCAATCTATAGAGTTATATACAAAATATTTGATAGTGGATTTGTGAAAACATCTTATGCTTGTAGAGTTGGTGGTGGTACTCATAAAGCTAGTATTTATACTCAAAATGAGATGCGAAAATATAGCGGAGAGTTGTATTTTGCAAAACTAGACATAAGAAAGTTTTTCTATCGAATAGATAGACAAATCTTAAGAAAACTCTTTGAGAAAAAGATAAAAGACAAAAGATTTATAGATGTGATGTGTGAATTTGCTGAAATGAACACAAAAGATGGAATACCAATAGGAAATTTGTTATCTCAATTTTATGCACTTATTTATCTAAATGAACTTGATAACTACATAAAAAGAGAATTGAAAATAAAGAGCTATGTGAGATATGTTGATGATTTTATAATGATAGGGATGGATAGCGATAAGGCAAAAGAAGTGAAAGGTTTATGTGAGAAATTTGTACAAGATAAGTTAAACCTTGAATTGTCACACTGGCATATCCAAAAAATAAAAAGAGGTATCAATTTTGTTGGGTACAGAACTTGGAAGAGTATCAAGTTTGTACGAAAACATAGTATTTATAAGATGAAAAAAGCGATTAAAAAATTTAAAATTCAGTCAATTATATCTTTGATAGGTCATGCGGTTGGAACTGCCACTATGAGCTTTTATAGAAAATTGTTGATTGAATTCTCAATTTTAAATTTATTACCAAAAGGAGCTATAAGATGTTTACATATGTAAAATACAACAAAGTACAAGATGAGTTTACAACTCACGAATTTCGAGGTGGCGATAATGATGTTATCGTGAATATTTTTGATGGTGGAGTTGCTAGTATCAAATGCGACGATGGTGCTAAAGTTGATGAACTTATCGCAAAACAAAATCCACTTATAGGTGTAGAAAAAATCACAAAAGATGAGTTTAAAGCACTTGTAAAAGATAGCGACCAACTCAAAGTTATCAGAGAAAGTGTCGCTAGAAGAGTTGCTTTAAAATATAGCTTTGCTGATGAGTTAGCGATGCTTAAAAGAAGTGATGATGATGTTAAGAAAATTGCTTATGCTCAATATGTTGCAGAATGTGTTTCTTATGGTGATGGGCTTAAATTGGAGATAGGGTATTGATATGAAATATATATATTTGGTTATATTGCTACTATTTGTAGGATGTGATACATCATCTCTTAAAGAGAACTTCACCACCTATGATATAGTTGAAAATACTAATCTTGACAAAGATAAATATCAAGTTCAAGATATAACTAAAGTAGATGGTAAATTAGTAGTTATAGTAGATGACCAATCAACAAATAAGATAGCACTTGATACAAATAAGTCAAATCAAACTTATGGACACCAAGGAGCTAACTGCGAAGATGGTATATTTTATAATCCAATAGGAATGACAGTGTATGAGAGTAGTTGCAATGATATATCTACTGTTATTGGTTCTAAAACATATATGAATGGATTTGAAACTTTAGGGAATATAGATAGATGGATAACTGGTAAAGTATCTAATGGCAAAGCAATATTCCATAGTATCGTTGATGGTAACCAAACATTGATATCTTATGATGTTAATAATACTGTAGAGTTTACTACTAAGTTTAATACTTTTGAGTTAAACGATAGAGTTACACAGGGATTATTTTACTACGACAATAAATATTATGTATCAGGAAGCAATAACAGCAAGGAAGATATTATAGTTGTATATGATACTAATGGAACTGTTTTAGACATACATAAATTATATTATGAATTTAGCTTTAAGAATGAAGTTGAGGGAGTATATGTAGATGATACTGGTATATATATGGGTATCATAGTAGCAGAGTTATTAGGTAGAAAACAATATATAGGGAGAATAATAAGATGAACTTAGCTGATAGAACAAAAACTAAAGCTTTACTTATTAGTGAAGCTGAAACAATCATAAATGAAATGGTAGCTATGAATAAAGATTATATAGACATTATGGCAACTATAACACTATTGATAGGGGATAAGTTAAACGATACAGACAAAATAAATGTACTTGATATAAGTGCTAGATATTATCGTAAGGTTAAAGATGGAAACTGAAAAGCTAAGCCAAAGAGTAGATAAACTTGATATGCAAGTAGTCGATATATCCTATGATATGAAACTACTTAATAAAACTATGCAAGATGTAGCAAAGACACTTGAACAAATAAGAATCGACCAAGCGAAGATAAGTACTTTTGAAACACAAAAAGCATTATTGGAGAGAGATATTTCAGATATGCAAAAAAAATTAGATTTAGTCTCCAAAAAAACAGATGATATAAATATTGAGCTTGGGAAGATTTTAGTTGCTAATGCAGGAAATGCAATAAGACTTGGAGCGGGAGAGAGAATCTTTTGGTTAGTTGTTGCTGGTATTGTTGGCTCTGTTACTTGGATGACAAAATGATTATTAACGAAATAACAAACAACATAAGTATAACTGTAACACTTGTCGCTTTATTATTTACAATATGGCATATTAAAGTTTATAGATGGTTAGTGATAGTACCAATAAGTATGACTTTAGCTACATCAACTTTTGGGCTTATTCCAATGTGTTTAAATGATATTCTATATGACTTAGTTTTTATCATATTTGCTATTTGTTTAATACTTAATAGAGTTGTGTTTATTCCAATGAACAAAGAATGTTATAAGTGTAATCACTATCAAAAATGATTGATATGGACTTGCTTAAAGAGATTGGTGTAATGCTTGTAGTATATACTTTACTTATGGGTATTATAAATTTTATTTTAATAAAAGGATTGTAAGATGATTGAAAATGTAAATGAATTTGTAACGGTTGCGATAACTGTTTTATTAGGTGTACAGGCTTTAGTGAACTATGTTTTACCACCTGAAAAAGCTCAAAAATTTAATGTTATTGGTAAAATTTTAGACTTTTTAACAAAAACAAAAGCGGGATTAAGTGGAAGTATTAAATAAGATACTAGATATTATTAAGGGATTGTTCCCTTTTGTTATAGGTTATCTTGGAGCTAAACAAGATAGTAAGATAGATGATTTAAAGGTAGAGAATGAGAAGCTTAAGGAATACAATAAGATTGACGATAGTGTCGTTAGTGTCGATGATGCTTATGACGGGATGTCAAAGTAATAATTGTACAGTTCCAACATTTCCAAAACCTACTAAAGAAGTTATGAGTAAAATTAAAACTCTTAATGATAAAGATGTGGATAGTTGGATGGTGGAGTTGTACAAATTAAAATTAAAATTAGGGGTTGAATGATGGCAAAATTTGGAAAAAAATCAAAAGAATTATTAAACACTTGTCATAGCGATATTCAAAAAGTTATGAATGAAGCTATAAAATATACTGATTTTACAATCATAGAAGGTGCTAGAAGCTTAGAAAGACAAAAAGAGCTATATAGTCAAGGGAAAAGCAAAATAGACGGAATAAAGCAAAAAGGAAAGCACAATTACAATCCATCTCTTGCCATAGACATCGCTCCATATCCTATTGATTGGAATGACACAAAAAGGTTTTTCTTTTTAGCTGGAACAGTTCTTACAATTGCTAAATCTATGGGAATAGATATTGTTTGGGGTGGAGATTGGGATGCAGATGGTGACTATGCAGACCAAACTTTTAATGACTACCCACATTTTCAATTAGGAAAATAAGTCAATTTTAAAGTTATTTTACTATACTTAAAAATTCATTTATTCCTCTAAATGACAAAAAGCCACATTTTTATAGTGTGGCTTTTTTATTTTGCATTCCTCTTAAAAACTTCTTTTCAAAACTACCTTTTGGATATTTTTCTTTGTATAGTTTAAAATATCCATTTTTAGTAAAATTGCTTTTTGTTCTTTTTTGTCTTTGTTGTTTTGTTTTCATTACTACTCCTTAAGAAGCCATCTTATAATCTGATATATGACTTCGTTTTTCTTCAAGTTTTGCTTTTTCATCTTTTAAAACTTCACTCCAGCTAACCAAAAACTTTTCAAACACAATCGCTTGATAGTCTGCTTCTTTTCGTATGTGTGAAGCATCTATCTCTTGCAGATATGCTTTAAAGTTGTAATGCCCAAATCTTGATACGATAGGTAAATATCTCACTTCATCTCTTAGATACCAAAGTATATGGATAACTAGCACAGGCGGAGAAAATAGCTTATCTTCAAAGAGGTCAATATCAAGCTGTTTTATCTTTTCAAAATATGCAGTTGCGAGATGACTTTCAAACTGATTTAGTTTAAAGTGTTGCTTTCTGCAAAATTTATTTACAGTATGAAACATACTCCATCCCTCTTTACCATAATCACAATTTTCACTATTATCTAAAGTCATCTTATTGTAGCTATCAAGGACTGTTATAAGTGTTGCTAGTTTTGATGTTGGTATCATTGTTGGATACCTATTGTTTTTGCATTTTTAAAATTTCTATCTTTAGGATTAAGCATAAAGCTATAACTCATACCATTCAAACCATTAAAAGAAATATTAACAGTTCCAGTTCTTGTTATTTCATCGCTATAATCTTTTGTTTGAATAAAACTTAATATATCCCCACCTTTTCCATCTTCACTTAAACTAGCAAAAATCCTCAAATCTTTTTCACCATTTGGAAGTAATCTATCGCTATCACTTGCTAACATATCAGGAAAGTGTATTGCTATTGTTGATGGGTCTATTTCATCTATTCCCATAAATGTAAAATGTCCTTCTTCATCATCATAACTATCATGAACAGTAGTCCCACATATAAAGTGTTTTTCAATCTCTTCTCTTTCTTCTGCATCTTCACTAGAAAAGTCTCCAGTGTAATCTTGTGGAAAATAATATCCATCTAGATACTTATCACTATCAATCTTTTTCGCTCTATAAATTGGTATATTTGTCATTTTATCCCTCCCATTATCATCTTCTTAAGCCTTGACCGTCTCGCAATAACACTATGATATGTGCGACCTATTTTCAAAGCAACTTCCATTAAGTCATTACTTTTTAAAATAAGTTTATCTTCTTGTTTTGTGTACTTTTTAGCAAATTTATCATTTGATTTTTTCTTACAGATGCTGTTTTTTGCTTTTTTTCTCATATCGCATAAAAAGTTTTTTCTCTCTTTAAATGGCTCTTGCTTTTGCTTTCTTCGTTTTGCAGAACAATCATCACTACAACATAGCTTTTTATTGTGAGCCGAAAAAAAGATACTTTTGCATACCACACAAAATCGTTTCTCTTGTGGCTTTCTTCTGTTTTCGTTTATAAAGTCTTTGCACTCATTCCAATACTTTCTTTTTTGGGCATTGTGTCTTGCTTTATCTCTCATCTTATGCTCCTGTACTCCCAAATCCACCATCACGAACAACATCGCTTTCATATCCCATTAAGTAGCATTTATGATGAATAAGTGTACATTGTGCTACTTTACTGCCTTTTTTTATCAAAAAATTTGCATTATTGTTTTTATTGAAATTTGTATTTAACCCACACATCTTAGCTATTCTATCTATCCACCAAGTTATAGTATGCTCTGTTACTGGATTATGAACTATCAATCCAATCTCATCAGGATAATCCAAATCAACTTTTCCAGTACCATTTGCGATGATAAGACCTTTTACTCCTAGTGAACTTCTTAATGCTACCTCTAGATAGTGTGATTTTAGAAAATCATGGGTCATAGCTTTTATTTCTCCATCCGAGTAGTTATAAAAATAATTTGCTTCTTTCATGGCTATAGTTTCTAGCATTTCCAAATCCAACTTAACCCCCAACTTAACAACCTTAGTTTCCCCAGCACCAATCACAACATC